TTCCTGCATGGTATTTCACAAAATCATACAATGAGGTATCTTCTTTGTAAATGTTTGTAAAATAAGCCTCGTTATAACTACGTATTGCGCTGTCGATATATATAGAATCCGTTCTGGCTCTTATTGTATCGAGCCGGATTCTCCTGAATGTCTTATCGAATTGTGCAAAGCTTGAAAAGCTTATTAGTACTAATAATATTGTAATTAATTTTTTCATAATAATATAGCTATATAACTTATTGTTGTTGCTTCTAAAGGTTCTATATCGAAACCTGCTGCTGATTTATTGCTAATTATAACAGGAATTTCACTTGGTTCTGGGATAACTATATAATTAGAACTCGGAAATGCCACAGGGAATGTAATATTTGTAACCCCTGTTGATAATGATTTTCCTGTTTCCCCCTTAAACATTGAACTCCTTAATTTTGGGAAAAGCACATTGTCGCACCCCTCAATAGAAGGTACCCCAACCCCGAAACGGTCAGTTTCAGCTACTGTATTTTTTAAAACTTGATTAAAAAACTCTTCTGCCATTAGTTAACTGTATTTCTGATAAATGTAAATTTAGGGTTAAACACCTGTTTTGTTGTATCACACAACCATAAAGGAAAATTTGCCGTGTTTTCATTTAAATAAGCTTTCACAAGTTCCCACTCACGCATAGCTATTTTCCTGTTCTCTAATTGCAATCTTTTTACTGTGCCTTCGCTTATTATATCTGATTCCTCCCTATTCTTTACAACAAATCCCGTAAAAGTGTCATTAACAAAACTTTCCCCAATGTATTTGGCATAATTAAAGTAAGCCAATACATACCTTAATCCTTTTTGCTTTATAATATTCCCGTTGCAATCTTCAAATGTTGCACCGTCCAAAAGCTCAGTATTATGCGTTGTTAATGGGTTATCTTGCACATCTTGCAGTAAAGCAACCCCCAATAAATCACTTAATTCTATTGCTTCAACTTCGGTTGCAATAGAATCGTATTTAGATGCATTATTAACAGATATTGCTTTAATTGCTTGCTGCTGGTTGTATGTCACTAGGCTCATATAATGATAATGGTTTAATTCCCCAATTAGTATTATTTTTTAAAACGTCATTCTTAAAATTACCAAACACCTCCTTAAACATTTCTGATAAAGAATTCCTGTCGTCTTTAGTGATTTGATTAAAAAAGTTAGTCGCTTGAATAATCCCCTCGCCAGATGTTGTACCCAATTTGCCTTCATCGTAATCTATCAGTATAGATGGAATTGTTAAAGGCTTACGAATTTTATTTGCAATTTCCTTCTCCCATCCCTCGTAAAGCTTCGGGTCTATATTTGATTTTATTGATGTGGTTTTTAATGACTTATTCTCAATAATATTTCCATTTTCATCTGTTTCTGTTTCAATTACTAAACACTTATCACCTCTTGCACCCATGAAATTTTTTATTCCATCGGTTAGAATGCCTTTTGCATCTTCATTTAATTGTTCATTAACTTGAAAAACGGTTTTTTCTGTAAAGCCGTTCCTTATCTCGTTATTCTTGTGTAATGACATTTGGTATTCCGTGTCAGCATCTGTATACGCAGAATCAAAAGGAGATAAAGGGTATATGTATTGATTGTCTAAAAAATGAAAATAAACCTGGCCTTTAAAATTTTCTATTCCTTTAGATTTGTTTATTTGACTTACAAATACATCTTCGTTAAGATTGAAAAGGTTGTACCATTTGACTTTAGCCTTATCATACTTTTCGTTTTTTTCTTTTTCCCAATTCTCGTAATAGCCTAACTTTGCTGTATATCCGGTGTCATCAAGTTTTGAGAATCGGCAATTTTTAAACAACAAATGCTGAGCGTTTACAACATTTCTCATCATGTCTAAATTAATATGTATGTAAGCCCCGTTATAAAAAGATAAACTAACCGCTACCTGTGACAATAATTGCCTTAATGTGATTTTTTTATGCCTTGAATCATAACCTATAGTTATGTTATTTATCTCACTATTAATAAACCCATCTCCAGAGAGGAATTTAGCATAAGCATTAGCTGCTGATTTAGCGGTTACCGAACCGCTTATTATACGTTCCATTCGTTGCGGATAGTCATTATTTTCCCCAAATTGCATTATTCCGTTCACCCCATCCGCACGAATGGATTTATCAATCTTAACATTTAAGCGTTTATCTAATTCTGATAACAGGATTTTCATTTCTTAGCTTTTGCCTTTTTTTCTTCTTTTTTTATTTCATCCTCAATTTTCTTTTCTTCTTTATACAATTCAGGTAATTTATCGAACTGGTTTTCTTTTAACCACCCTGATTGCAACAAGTCTGTTGCTTGCTTGTCTGTTAGATTTTCTAAATCAAAATGCCTGCAAAAAGGTTTCCCTATATACATCAATCCCTTAACATTTGTTTTATGAGTACTTTTTAATATTTCATCCATGATTTTTGCTTTTTGTAACCCCTCAGATTGTAATAAATTATAATAAGATTGCTGTGCTGCTTTACAATAATTTGGTTGCGCCCCATCGAGGTAAATTTTAGAATAGATATTTAATAATTTCAAAGAAAGTGAGGAGCTATAGACCTCCTCAAATTCTTTGTTTATAATCTCAAGAACTTCATTTATCACGCTGCTGGTGTTTCGGAAGCCACTAAAGCTGCCAGCGTTGTTGCGTAATCAGTAGCAAGGTATACGTATCTTGAATATGGCTCTTCTAGCCCTGCCATTGATGTCAACTCAAGGCTTCTTGCTCCATTTACATCATTTGCAGTTTGCGCGTCTGCGGATTTCCATAATCCCTTTTTAACCCCATAAGCTATAAATACACCGTCTCCGGTTGCATTCTTATCTTTATTTTCAACAACAACAATCACATCATTAATGTTATCCACATTATAGATGTCTTCTGCTGTAAATTCAAATTGTTGAAAAATAAATTTATGTGCATACTTATCTGGACGGTCTTCTGCACTCACTAAATCACTACCACAATTTAGAAGTTTTTTAACCCCTGTTATAGGCCAGCTTCTTTTTGTTTGTGCAAAGGTAATGGCAGTAATTTTAAGCGGTATAGTTCCATCGTAAGTAATAGCTACATCGGCTCGGTTTATAATCCATGCTTTAACTTCAATTCCACCGCTTACCGATGTTGCACAAGTTGAGGTTATAATTTTGCTAATTCCGTCTGTACATCCCATGTTATTCTACTTTTAAAATTCTTACCCTTATTGCTTCAAGTTCCATATCTGCATTAGCACCGCCACCTAAAAAGTACACCTGTAAATACCTCCACGCAACACCATCTTGATATGATTGTGTTGTGGTAATAGTTTGAGCTGCAACTGAAGTGGTATCCGTATATGTAACAGTTTGAGCTGCGACGTTTAATGTATCGCTATGTAATATAGAATCGCTTGCAGTTATTAAATAAGCTGCAATTCCAGATGTGCCTTTATGCACCTGGTCATAGCCAGCTATTGATGAAGATACGCTTGAAGACCTTGTGAAACTTTCATAAACTAAAGTAGTGTCACCCGCAGAAACAGCCCACGTTATTGCATCTCCTATGTTTGTATAATTAACCCCATCCATAGACCCTCTCAACCTACATGTTATATCTGTGCCGTCACCTAAACTATCCGCCTCAACTTGAATGTAATAATCATACGAATAGTCTTTTGTGCCTACATATATACTTTTTGCTAATATGTACGAGCCGTTCAATGTGTCGCCAGCAATTCCTGTATAAGTTTTGTAATTGTCATCTTTATTAAATGCTATTTGCGCGTTTAATAAGCTTGCAAAAAAAACGGCTATTATTAATAATATTATTTTTTTCATTTTATTTTCTCCTTTCTTAATAAGCTACCGCAACTGGGTATTCTTGTAAAATTTTTTGGTCTAATTTGTAAGCAACGTCAATATAATGTTTCTTATCTTTTAACCAATAGAAAGATTCTAAATTAGTCAAGCTTTCCTCATCCGATGTGCCGATAGGTATGTTATTCAAGTCCGCTAATATAGCCCTGTGAGGCAAATAGTAAGTTGTCGATTTATCAAAATACGCCTTAATAAACCTATCCCAATCAAACCTAACAACAATAGGAATGCCCCTGTAAGCCCATTTTGTTGTACCTGCCTCCGTCCTGTCTAGTTGAAATACCTGAGACTTATCTTCCATGAAATCCTGCCAATTATTAAATAAAGACCTTGTAACCTGAAATACTAAATTAGAACCTTCAAACGCTCGCGGATCAATTTCGTTGTACATATCCCTGAACATTGCTAATGCCCTTCCGGTTGCTAATGCCAATTGCGCAGCTTTTGAGGCTTCTCCATTTTCACTAATAGTATATCTGTGTATTAACGCGCTACCTGCTTGATCTGTTTCAACTTGCTGCCACATGCCATTAAGCATATTGAAGTATGTTTTATCAGTTCCGGCCGTTAAGTTTCCACCCGAACCCACTACCTCAGCTGCTGTATCGCCAAAATCTGCAATCCTAAGAATTGACTGAGTAACAGCATCACCGACCCTATCGGTAATAAATGCCATCATTTCGTTATCAACTTCTTCCCATGTGTTTGCTGCTATTCGTGATTTTTTCCAAAACTTTAAAAGCGTTGGAACGTCAGTTTGGCAATGTGTCATTCTAAAGCTAATAAGCTTGGGAGCCCATTGTTTTTGAGACGTAGGCACTTGTGCGGTCTCTGCATTGTTTCCACAACTACCCGGGTCTACCTGCCCAACTAGTCCATATTGGCCAAGAATTGGAATGTATTTATCCATCTCAACGCCTGTCTGTATAGCGTGTGCATCTCGTATTTCAGGGCGCGCATAAGTCTGTTCAAATACAACTTCCGACACGTCTCTGGCTTCTTCTGTATTGAGCGTTAAGCTCGAAAAATCTATTGTACTAGCCATTGTTATTTTGTTTTAAAAGGTTTTCTATTTTTTGTTTTTTCTATCTCATCTTCAAGCCCCGGAGTTGATACAAACTCACTTGAGAATTTATCCTGAAAAGCCTTAAACCTTGCCTCAATCTTTTCAGCCTCAACTTTAATTGTTTTAGCTTCTTTTTCTTTTGCCAAAACAGATGCTTGCATGTCTTCAATTTGTTTTTTAAGGCTTTCATTTTCTGCCTTTAAAGCCTCCATTTCATCTTCGCCTTGAGGTAACACAACCTCTATCAACGCCCCAGCCTCAAACCTTAATACAGTTCCATCGTCTAGGGTGTAATCACCATTAGCTTGTTCACCATTTACCGTCCCTTGCAAGCCTGTTTGTAATTGTTCGACAGTTTCAATGTCCGGTAAATTTATCTCTGCTCCGTTTACGTCTTGAATAAGCAAGGCTTTTGGTTTAAATATTGCCTTAAACCCTTCAATTGCTTTTCTTATGCCAGAGAGTTCTTCTTTTACTTCTTTTTCATTCATACTTTCTCTTTTTAATTTTGCGACTGCTTTAAATTCTTGTTTTACTATGTTTGCTATATTTAATAAACTTATTTCATCTTCCGTTAAAAATCTTTCTTGCTTCATATACCCGCGTAAAACAACCTCATCAACTCCTAATTCTGTTGTGAGTTCTTTTACTAAGTTCTTTTCCTCTTCCCTTAATTGATCTGAATATTGCTGCAATTCATCCGCGTTTCCAACCGCTTCGCCCCATGGATAGTGTATTAACAACCCTCCTTTTTCTGGATTAAAATACCTGTTTTCCCTTCGTGCTGCTAAAAAAATATTAAACGCAATAGAGGCAACATCGCCAATATTATAAGTTTTGATAAGTTTGCCAGATTCTTTAAAAAGTTTAGCGATATCCCTACCTTCGTAAAGATCACCGCCAGGCGAAGCAATGTAAATATTTAATATTTCTGATTCTTTAACCCTTTGGTAGTCTGAAAGGGCATGGTTATAAGTGTAGTTTAAACCTATTTCACCTACAATGTAAATATTACTTTCCATAATTTCTATTTTACATAATACAAAAGTATATTAAATATAGATTAATAACAATTTATGCTTGCGTAGTGTCAGCTTCTTATGTCTCTAAATATTGTCCTTTCACTTATAAACAATAAGCTTTTAATAATAGTTATTCTTTCTGTTGTTGATTTGCTATTTTTTATTTTATTTGCCATTTTATCAAGGTATGCAACCCCATCACTTGGTTGCTCTATACACATTTGTATAAAAAGGCTGCGATTTAATAAGTCATCTTTATTTTTTTTCATAATACTGCTGTTTGATTGCTTGCTAATTCTTTATCTTGATTTACAGTAACTTCATTTGTGACTAACGTTGGTTTTAAAGGATTTTCTGTTAAAGCTTTACTAACACCATTTGCAACAGCATCCGCGCTCTGGTTTTGTGTTGACCTACTTACAATGCCCTGCCCTACGCTTGCGGATGTCGTTTGCGGTTGTGAAGGGATGGAGGGGGTTGCAAAAGAAGGCGCGCCACCCGAAGGAACTGAGGCGGACGTGCCACCGTCTCCCGGTAATCCTGATTTAACAGCAAGTATCTTTTTAACTTGTGCATAACCTGAGATCAACGCTGCTGCTGCTGCTGCTGCACCTAAAACGACACCCACTACTGGTATTGCTGAAAGGGAGTTAAAAGCATTAACACCACTCTGTATAGTTGATATAGTTGTACTTGCAACA